AAATAAAGAGAATTTAGAGCTTTGCTCTATAAAGTATAAAGGAGTTCTAATAGATTGCTATTATATCTTTAATGAGTTTGAGTTTACTTTAAAATATGTAATGCTAGGAGATACCAATATTACTGACTTAGTAGACTTAGAGTCTATTGAGATAGATCTAGCAAACAAGTTAATAGATGATTGGGCTAGTTAATTAATTAAAAACGAAATCGAAAAACTATAAACTATGAAAACAGAACACAAATTAGAAAACGGGACTATTTTAGAGGTTGGAAAGAAGTATATTGGAAATAGCTGGGAGGATTATGAGTATATGACTATTAAATACTTAGCGGATAGTTTTTTCGTTTATGAGTTAGACAGAGGTACTAAACATACTCAACATACTTGTGATTATGATTTCGCTTATAATAGTTGGAACTTACAACCTTACCAAGAACCAAAGAAAATGGTTAAGATTTATAAGTATGCTTGGTTTAGTTCATTTACTTGGCTTGAAACAAACTCTTACTACAAAGATGACCAAACTTTTCAGAAAGATTATGATTGTGATAAATTCATCCGATTAGATTACACTGAAATCGAAGTGGAAGATTATGAGTAAAAACTGTATGATAAACGATACAAAACAAGCTAAAAAGCGTGTTAATGTATTATAAACAATACAATTTAAAATAGGTTAAAAGACGTTTATTCATAACTTTATTTTTTAATGTTTAGAGAGGTTTAACCAGCCTCTCTTTTTTGTTTAAGTACTTTACTATCAATTAGTTTAATGGTTCGGAAGACTTAAGAAGGGTTTAGAAGTCTTTTAAAGGGTTAAAAAGCATTAAGGAATGGTTCCGAAAGTTAAATTAAATATAATTTTAATATAATTTAATCTAAGTTAATTAGTAAGTAATAAGACTTGATAGACCTAATTACAAACTACAAATTACAAAAGAGCCCATTTAAAGCGTTTTTAAACAACCTGGTTATAGATAACACTATTTTATATTTATAATACATTAGAAGCTTTGTTTGGAGCTTTATTTTTAGTTTAAGGATAATGTTTTATGCTTTAGTTTTAGGAATTAAAAGGTTATATTTATGTCATGAACATAAAGGAGTTAATGCAAAAGACTAGCTATCAAGCCACTACAGAGCAAATGGTAGCTATAGTTGAATGGTACGTTAAAGAAAAGACTGGTAGATCAGTTGATATTGACATGTACTCCGATTCTATTACAGGTCGTAATAGGATAAACCCTGTATTGTTTAAGGTTTACGTTAATAAGCTTTTTAGAGCTTACGTTAAAGCATTAGAGTATTATAAAAACGATTATAAAAGTGATATCGATTAAAGAACACGGATTACCTGAGACGGATAGGACTTACCTAATCTATTCTCCAGACTACGAACCTAAGCCATTCGAAGCTTATTTAGATGATAACGGAGACTGGCACGACGCAAGATTACCTAAGAGTGGTTTAGCATTTATATTTTACGAGGTTTTAGAATACGAACCTATAGACATTATTGAAGATACAAGCGAACTATATGATTAAAGGGCATTTATACAGAGGGAAAGAACGAATAGATTTTAGTATCCCTGAACAATGGAATGAGATTACTTTAGAAGCCTTTGAAAGGATTAAAGAGGATAGCGATGAATTAGAGATATTCAGTGTGTTATCTAACTTAGATTTAGAGTTAGTTAAATCTTGTAAAGCTGAAGAGGTTAGTTACATCGTTGAACAACTATCTCGCTTATTCGATTATGAGGCGTTAAGTGATCTTAAAGGTGTTGTAGAAGAGGTTGAGTTAAACGGAAGGACTTACACGATTACTACAGAGCTTTTAGGGATGAAAGCAGGACAATGGTGGGACGTTAAGAAAGTAGAACAGATGTACCAAGATAAGCCGGTAGAAGGTATTAGACATATCTTATCTATCCTTATGTTAGAGAAGGATAACGAATACGACTATTCGAACGTTAAACAAACTTACGAGGACTTAGCTAAGTTAGACGTAGAGACAGCTTTTAAACTTCGTAGTTTTTTTTTGAGCAGTCAGGTCTTATATTTACTAGATTCTCAGCGCTCTTCGATAAAGAATACGACGCTAAAGAACTTAAAGCAGGTTACGATACGCTTAGTCGTAAATATGGTAGTTTACTTACCGTCTACGGTTTGGCACAGGATAAAGCGATTATTAGCGCCATATTTGGAGAGAAAGAGAAGATAACAGATTACAGCGTAGGAGAGGTGTTTACTTACCTTATGCTTAAGCAAGAGAAAAACGAATGTGATATAAAATATAACAAGTAATGAACTTAAATACAGTACAGAATATCTTTAAAGACTTAGCTACTAAGCATAAAGCTATTAAAACTTTTTACACGGGGTTAGCTTCGGAGTTTAATCCTGACTTCGAGTTAACTTATCCGGCTTTAGTAGTGGACCCAGTTAGTATAACTAAGTCAGCTAGAGAAGGATTCTTTGTTAACAATTGGAATCTAGTCGTAGAGATTATAGATATCCTATCTGAAGAGCGAACTATGGACGAGGTTAACTCTACCTTAGATTCTACTCAGAGGATATTAGACCAAGTTATAAGCCGTTTTATTACGGACTTTAACGATACTATTTTAACCTACGATAACGAGAGCGAGAGAGCAGATTGGACCATTCAAGATAACTTTACTGTTTTACCTTTAATAGACGACGAGGATAAGAATCATACTGGATGGCAGGTATCATTTACAATAACCGAGCAAGTACGTTTTAGCACTTGTTGTAACGACGACGTATTCGATGCCTAGACCTTTCTCACAGACTTTTATTAGAGTTAAGATAGCCGGATTCGATATGATAGACGATATTATAAACGATCTTAATAAAGAAAAGAAAAACGCTACCGGAGACTTAGCTAAGTCTTTAAGGGTAGAAGCTTCCGAGTTAGGAGGTATAGTATCTGTAAGGTTTAAAGCTAAGAGTTATTGGAAGTTTGTAGATAAAGGACGTAAACCGGGTAAACGACCTCCTATAGCACCTTTAGAGAGGTGGGTAACGGCTAAACTAGGAATAACAGATGAAGGTAGTGTAAGGTCTATAGCTTTTGCTATCGCTAATAAGATTAAGAAGAGAGGTATTAAGCCTACTTATATCTTTAGAAATAATATAGATAAGTTTAAAGGTAACTTAAAAAGCCTTATATTAAATACGGGTAAAAACGACGTAACTTTAGAAATAAGAAAAATTTTAAATAGATGAGTACAATATTATCAACTACTTTCGGTGCTACGGTAACGATTAACGGAACTACTTACGCGGTAAGTAATAACGAGAGTATAACATTAACGGGAGAGGACGCGGTATTACAAACAGTAAACGTACCTACTTCGGAGACTACTTTAGCTAACTTAGGAGCTGTAGGTCCAGCTTCTTTAACGGACTTAAGCTACTTAGTAGTAATTAATAGAGACGGAACGAACTTCGTAAGACTAAGGCTATCGGATACGGGAGGCGCTACTATGGACGTTAAGTTAGAAGCAGGAAAGGCTTTCGTATTTAATTCAAGGGAATTAAGTGTATCAGCTACAGAGGGTGTTTTTGCTTCTTTCTCTAATATCGACAATATTAAAGCTCAGGCGGATACTGCTGCTTGTGATGTAGAACTATTATTAGCTTACTAATATGGCTTTAACGGTTTTAAGTAGACCGGATAGCTATAGCGCAGCATATCTACCGGTAGAATACAAATTTACATCAGACTTATCTCCTAATTCAATATCTGGAGAGTCGGACTCTAACGGTACATTATTTGGTACGGATAACTCAGGAGATGATGTCTTAGTAGGTACTCAGCCTTTGCCTTTAGTAGTAGGTGATTACGTTTACTTAGAGAACGCAGGAGTTTATAACGGAGTGCATAGAGTTAGCTCTATTAATAACGGTACTGAAGGAGTAAGCGTAACGGGGTTCTTTATAGATACTCCAGTAACTACAGAGACTACCTTACCGGGTATCCTTAAACAAGCTGTAGAGGTTAGTAAATACTATAACAACTATAACGCAGTAGTAGACGTTTATATCTCTGGTAGCTTCGTCGTAAGACTTAGAACTAGACGTAACTTCGATAACGAGTTTATATTCGATTTAAGCTCTATTATCCAAGAGTATTTAGGTTCTGACTTACTTACTTTAGGTACTTCTACTACATCTACTTCGGTAGACTTAAGTAAAGAGGTTTATATTCAGTACGCGGAGGAATACGATGTAATTAGTAACGGTATTGCTACGTTAACTTTAACTAGCTTTACAGATGATAGCACTAATACTTTTATAGGAGTAAATAGTACTATTCCTTACGTATTTATGAACGACTTCTCT